ACGGCAAATGCGACATTGATGTACTTATTCTCCTCCGGGATAGCGTTTGTTGCCTGTCCGGACGATTCCTTGCCAAACACAGCCGCGGTGCGGTTAAACGTGTTTGCAATGGTGGCAGAATCACCAGCGGTCTTGAAGAAGCCGAGATCGGTATAGACCATCATCTTCTCCTGTGTCTCCACATACTCCGCAAGCTGGGCAAGCTCGGTGTCAGCAACACCAGCAGGGCAAATGCAGTACCAACCGGGCGTAGCGGACGCTCTCTGAGCCGTTGCGACTGCATACTCGGCAGTCTCACTTTCGCCGGAACCCGTGGTCTGGATAGGCGCAATGAAGATTTCGGACGGAGCAGGATTCTGTGCAAAAGCAACCTTCGCTGCCACGCCAACCGGATCAGCATTAGCGCCCGAGATCACCCAGCCGGCTGCTGTGACCTCCTCGATACTTCTGTAGACACCGACAAGCGCGGGAGCAGTCGTAGGTGCAACCTTCGGCTTCGGCCCGATAATCAGAATCTTGTCGAAACTTGCGGTGTCCACGATGGCGGTCGCAATGTCAATAGTGACTGTTGCGATCTGGTCGTAACTGTTGTTCATGATATTCCTCCATTCTTATTTATTGAGTAGCCTCAACGGTCACGTTGTAAAAATGCCCCATGTCACCCAAGCCGTCATCCGTTCTTTGCGTGAACGCAAAAAGGACCTCGATACGAGAACGATACTCGTAATTCGTGTCGTTGATGATTCCGGTGAGGTCTTGGGCATCTGCCTCAATCAAAATAGAGACATCGTGCTTATTGCACCATGCAATGCACGCTGGGCTGTTCAGATAATCAGCAAAGGCGAGAATCTCGTCAATAGCTGAATTTGCATACGCGATTGTGGTTCCGGTATCGTCTTTGACCGGCTCGCCGTTTGTAAACAAATCGACGATAATGGGCATTTGAGATAGATAGAACCCAATGACCTTACCGTTCTCGATCTGAGTATTCGCGGCTTGCGGACGGCGAACATTGCCCGGAGTCAATACCACAAGAGGGATTGACGATTTAGGCATTCGACTTTGGTTTGTGAACACAACCATATAGTTGCGGAAGAAGTCTTCTGCCAGTTGACGGAACAACTCTTTAGCTCCACTCGCTTTCATCGTACTCTCCCTCCTCGCTGTTGGTGCTCGTGTCAATAGTTCCTGCGGCATCATTGGGGACTATGACGAATACATAATTCCAATGCGATAGAATCGTGTCTTCGTGTTCAACCGCCGAAATACACTCATACCAAGCACCGTGGTAGAAAAGGAGGTCGCCTTTTTGACCGGTTTCCTGATCGGCTGCCCGAAGGATTACCGTTCCGTGTGCTTCAAGTCGTTTGACTCTCCGCGCTCCCTCCGGATTGGCTTGAACCGTATCAGAACCTGATGGATGCACATGGATACTTACCGTGAAATCTCTGTGAGATGCAGTAAAATAGCCCTTCACAACGCGCTCCTCATCAAAACGCCTGACACGATATTTTTTGTTGAATATCGCGATGTTCAAGGCTTATTTACCTCCCTCCTTGATCGTGAAATTCACGGATTGTCTCATGCGCCCGGTATCAATCAGCGGGGTATCAGATCCCTTTTGAGCGATGGTGTATGGCGCGTTCGGAGCAAACCCGCCGTCCACGATTTCGCTTTGCACAAGTCCTTTGACGAAGGTTCCAAGTTGTTGCAAAGCCGATTCTGCCGTTCCTCCATTGGATAGATTGGCGCTGACTTGATCGCAAGCAGCCTGTAGTTCGTCGCCGTGGTTTTCAAAGCTCTGTCGCATAAACGGACGTGCCGGAATGGTTGAAGTTCCCATTTCGTTATACGCCGCAATTTCAGCGAGACTTACGCCATTTTCGCCGCCTTCGCCCTCTTGGAATCCCACTTGTACTTCCAGCTTTGCCAGCTTTTCCAGTTCAGCGAAGTACCGTCTTCCTTCCGGGGTTAAATCACTCCAGCCAAGAGCCATATCAATCTACCTCCCCGCTAATGTGGATCGGTACGATTACAGAACGCCTTAACTGAAGGTACTGTAAACCGTAGGATGTGAGTGCAAGCTCGGCATCAGGATTGAGGTTTGAACTCTGTCCAGCGCCAAAGCTGATGCTGCTGCCACCTTCAGAAACGCTGTTCAGCGCGAAGCCTACTCCAATACCGCCAAGTTCTCCAAGCGGGTTTTCGCCAAGCCCGGACATCTTCATTTTGTGACAAACGAGATAGGCAAGGGCGTGTTCGTAGAGCTTCCCAAACTGTTTCTTGCTCACCCACGGCTTGACGGCTTCTATCCACTTCGCTACGGTTTCGTCATCGGTATCACTGAACTCGTTGGCAAAGAGCCGGATCAGTTCTAAAGCCGTCATAAAGCAGCACTCCTTACTTCACAGCGGTGTCAGAACCGCCCTTTTTGCCGCCCTTCTTGCCGTTTGCGTCAGCTGTATCTGCTGCGGGAGCAGCTGTCGGCGGTGTAACCGGCACAGCGGCAGGCTCAGTTTTAGGCACGGTAATGGCGTTGTCATCGGTGATGACGAGCAAATTGTGCGCCGCGAGAATCTGAACTGCGGGAGTTGCAGCAATGCTCTCACCCACAACGATCTCCCCGCCCGGCAACAGAGTTTCGTTGCCGATGTGAATGATCTTCTTGCCGATGTTCTTGATCTTCATATCTTGACCTCCTATCAAGTTGTATTTATGAGAGGGGCCTGTGCGCCAAGCCCCTCATCATTGCTTTGGGTTAGGACACGCCGATAGCGATCAGCGCGGACAGCGGATAGTACATAATCACGCCGGCAACGCGGGACTCACACGGAATGATGGTTTCCAGATTCTTGACCTGAAGCGGGTACTGTCTGTAGTACATCGGAATCTCCAGAGCCATCTTCTCTGCGCTGTTGGTGAACAGGAATGCCACACCTGCGCCGGAGCCGTCTGCTCTTGCGTAGGGATTGGTGTCGATGCTCTTTGCACCAAGCTCTGCCGCCGAAACGACCTCCTTGATGTACGGAGAGTGCTCCAGAATAAAGGAGAGGACGGTAGTGCTGGTATCGTCGATACGCTTGGTGCTGATGTGCATATACACATCTGCCGGCACACAGAGCGTGTCAGGACGCTCGACATTGTTGGTGGTTTCAGCAACCTGCTCCGCCATTGCGTTCACATCTGCGAGAATCTCGTCAGCGGTTTTCTCAGTCCACTTGGTCTTATTGCTGGTCGCGCCAGCGCCGATGGTGAACAGCGGAATGCCCTGACCTGTGGAAAGAACGCCGAGCAGTCCAGTTGCCTCATCACCTCTCCAAGCGATCTGGTTGGTCTTGCGGTCGTTCTGTCTGCGGGCGGCGGTAGCCTTTCTTGCATCGAGAGACTTGCCGGCAAGACGGGATGCTCTCATCTCCTGCGCGGAGTAGCCGTAGCTGACACCGATAGACTTGATCTGTGCGAAGCTGGGCTTGCCGATCACGTCTGCTCTCGGAAGATCATCGGAATAGTTGTCGATGATCTTTGCAAGACCGGTATCATCGTAGGTGTAGTAGGTCGCAGTTTCTGCGCCCTCGTCAACCTCAGAGGTCTGCGGGAAGATCTGAAGGGCGGTCAGTTCGGGGTACTGCACGTCATAGGACTGTGCCTTGACGTAATCCAGCTCTCTTGCAAAGAAGACGCTGGCTTCCTCTGCACTGTCAAAACGGCAGCCGCCAGAGGACATGATAGCAACCGGAATGGCAGAAGCTGCGAGCGCTCTTGCCTCGGCACTATCGTAGTGAGTGTGCTTTTTCATGTGAATTCCTCCTTTGCTTAGCTGTTAGGGGTGTTATACAGCTCAACCGGTGCGACCTGTGCGGTGGAATCAACGGCGCCGAGGAAACGTCCCTTGATCGCGATGTACGAAACCTTCGCGTCGCCAGTCTCGCCGTTATCGGCATCCTTAGTGAAGTAACCGGCTTCGTCACCGGTCGGAATCAGATACAGGGCATCGCCGTATGCCGGAGCCGCATTAGCTGCAACCCTTGCGTAGATGCGACCATACTTCAGAACGCCGGTAGCCTTGCCCTTACGGAGGTGAGCCCTGCCCTCCATATCGTACTCGGTGGTACGATTGTTGACGGTGATACCCTCGAACTTTGCAGCTGTGGATGTAGAAGTGGGCAGCTTGATGTCGGTACCCGGAGTTGCGCCCTGCACAACGCCAACGCCGAACTTCAGCACACCAGTGTTCTCGCCATTCAGGAAAGTATCAATGGCGTGAGGAGTCAGATCGACAAGCCCACCGGGGGAGCCGATCGGACTGGAAAAATTATAAGTGGTCTGTGCGCTCATAATCAGTTACCTCCTTACTTGGATTTCTGCATTCTGCGGATCATCTTCTGGCGAGCCGCCTCAGTTGCATTGCCGCTTGCCTTTGCAGAATGTGCGCCGTCATTGTTGAACATCTGCTTACGCTGATAAGCGGTGTCCTTGCGGGCCTGCTTCTGGAGCGCCTGACAAGCCAGATCGAACATTGCGTCGATATAAGCTGCGCTCTTGCCGTCCAGACGAACGCCGGGCTTGACAGCTTTGATAATCGTTCTCTTGGCCTTTGCCGGCTTGATGGATTCCAGACCATCCATATTGAGCAGCGATGCAGCCTTTGCGATCTTGACACGCTCACGCACGATGCGGTCAATGCTGTCAGCATTCAGAACAACATTGCCGACAGGAACATCGTCCTCGGTCGTTGTAGGAACGTCATCGTCATCATCGTCCTCGATGAAATCGCCCTCAGCGTCCTCATCGTCATCGCCGTCATCGGTGGTGTCGTCTTCGCCGTCATCGGTGTCACTGGTTTCCTCGGCAGTACCATCGTCGTCATCGGTGTTGGTTTCATCATCAGGACCACACTCACAGCCCTCATCATCGAAAGCCATCTGAGCGAGCAGAGTGTCGATGATGTCGAACAGGGTATTGATGTCCTCGTCCTGATTGGCGATGATGCCCTCTGCCTCCGGCAGATTCTCCGGATCACCAGCCTCATCGCGGCGGTCGCGGCGGTCCTTCACAAGCTGAAGCTGCTCCTCGATCTCTGCCTCGAACTCTGCCGGATCATCGGTCAGAACAACAACAGTTTCCTCGACACCATTCTCTGCGGCATTAAGAACAGTAGCAACTGTCTCCTCAACAGCGGGAGTGTCATCCTCGTCAGCCTTTGCCGCGAGTCTTTCCTCTCTGCGAGCTTTATAAGCTGCCACAGCGTTCTTCAGCTCATCAGGGGTAAGGATGCCGTCGGCTCTGCGCTTCTTGCCATCAGCGCGACGGCTCATCTTCTTTGCCGTTTTCTTCATGAGTTTTCCTCCTTTTAATGCTGTATCACGACTGTCGATATTCAGTCGCGCTTGATCTCCAGCTCTGGCTTCATCAACCAAAGCCAAATGATTGATGCGGATGTTTCTCTGGATTGCGTCATAAGGCTCACCCTCATACACACCGGGGGTTTCATCGAGGTCAAGATTATAACCAAGAGAAAGCTCCCGATAGCTGCAATCTTTCAATTCATCAGCGTTGTGGATAACGATTTCAGCCCTCACATCGTTACCGCTTCTGTAACCCTCCGAGAGAATCGTTCCGATAGCGTTTTCCGCAACATTATCTTTGGTGATAAGTCCGGCATCGTGCGTTACGATGATTGGCTTTCCTCGGTACGACTTCAAACTCTCAGGATCAAACACTTCTTCCGGAAGTCTCAGCTCGCGTCTGATCGAGCCGTCAGGATTGACATACTCAAAAATGCCAGTGCTTGTGAGAATAGGTCTATCCATGAGGTAGCCTTCCGGTGTGAAAAACGTCTGGCTTAACGGCTGATTGTCCAGACGAATCACACGCTTTAATTTACCCGGCATTAACTCATCTCCTTTTCAGAACGATTCACAGATTTGTTATTGGGAGAGTCCCTTCCATGTATTTTCATACCAACACTCCTTTCACTCATTTCTTGCCGCTGATCGGAACATCTACTGACTGCCAATCGAAGATCGGAATTGCTACGCATCTGCAAGCGTAATCTTCCCCGGGATGGCAGCGTCTGCCGGTATAAACAACACCGTGCTTAGTGCTGTACCACATTTCCGGCGGATCGTCCCAGCTGAATACTTTACCTTCAAGATCGGCGTGGCACTCACGCACTCTGCCATCTCTTGAAGTTGACCAACGATATTTCTTAACGCCGGCATCGGTCTGCTGCATCTTAGTGATTTGCGAATTCAGAGTTGAAATCTGATCGCGGGCAAGCAATTCAGCCTTTCGTTTGTCAACATCGTAAGCCTCTTGTATTTCCTTTTGGAGCTGCTTAGTGCTTTTACCTTGCTGATAGCCGTCAACAATGACCTGCTCCAGCTTGCCGAGTGTATCGTTTGGCAGACTTTTGACCTTCAGCACATTCTCAGCGGTCCATCGTTTGAGTGATTCGGCGTAAACTTCGCCTTTGTAATAATCGGATAACAGGTCAATGCCAAGTGTTTTCTTCACCGACCGCCGCCATTCTTCAAGAGAAATGGCGTTCGTCAGATTGGCGATTTTCGCTATCCGTTCTTCAAGACCAAATGCGCCGATCTTCTGCTCGATCTCCTCCGCGACCTTCTGCATGATCTTACGAATCTTGTCAGTAAAGCGAAAGCCGGCATCAAGTCGGGCATCGTTTCGCCCTTCTTTGCAAGCCATAATGACTTCGGGAAGATGCTTTTGCAGCGCCTCTCGAACAATTCGCATATACAAACGATTGATCCGCCGAAGTTCACGCTCGGCAGCTTCGGGGTATCGAGGGAGTGTGCGACTGTTCAAGGTATAGGAACCTCGATATTTTCCTTGTGTCATATCTCGAATGATTTGCTGATGACCGGGATTATTCATGACGAATCATCCTCCCTCGGTTCAAGTACCGTCATCAGCAGAGCCAGACTGTCTTTGAACGGCTGGAATAGCATCGAATCTGCGTTATTCAGTTCTTCAAGTGAACGGAAACATAGATCAGACATTTCACCGTCAAGACTTTGTACGTCACCTTCCCACTCTGTAGCAAGGTAGATGGCTGGCTTCAAGCCTGTGTCCGGTTCATAAGGTCCATATCCGATGAACATCAAGTCCTTTGGCAGAATACCAAATTCCTCTAATGTTTCTCGAATGGCGGCTTGCTCATGCGTTTCGCCTTCCTCGACATGACCGCCGGAGCCGCAAAGCAGTCCATGACAGAAGCCCTCGGTTCTTATGCCGGAGAGTATACCGCCCTCAGAGACCACCAGAACGCCCACAGAGCCGTTTGCTGACGGGGGTAGGTCAGTATCCTCATCATCCCGTTGTGCGGCAGAGACACGCTCCAGCTCCTCGTCAGACATATCCTGCGGCAGCTTTGTTGCAGCTGGAGCTGCATCAGGAGCAGAGCCCTTTTCAATTTCAGCGGCTTCCGATTCACCAAAGAAATCTTCAAGCATTGAATCTTCATCGCCGTCATCGTCGGAAGGTACATTGATAAAGAGATCATCGCTGACATCTTCTTCGTCAAGGATTGTCTCAATATCGAATTCATCACTCGCTGCAAGTTTCTTACGGACTTCGGAGGGATCGAGAACTTGATTCTCCATATAAATCTGCGCGGTCTGCGCTTTGGTCTGCTGCGTGTTGGCTTTGGTCTGCTCCAATTCAGCGACCTCGTTTTCGCTCATAGACCACAGCGAATTGAATTTGATTTTAAGTGGTGGAACTTCATCGACCTCACCACAAGCAACACCAGCTTGAAACAGTACACTCAGCAAGTACCGCAAGTTCTTACGAACCATGCGGCTCTGAATTCGCTCGACAAAGCCGTACCAGTTCTCCAGATCGGATTCGCCGGTGCTGTTCATGCCGGCAGGACTGCGCCCAAACAGAACAGTTTGTGGGATGTTGGTGAGTGCTGACAAGAAGTTGCAAGTTGAGTCGATCACATCAGAAACTCCAGAGAACTGGAATGTCTTAAAATCGTAATCCTCGTTCTCAGCATCAATGGTGATACTGTTAAGCAACCCTCTTGCCATGTCGATTGCTTGCAGCCGTCGCAGAACTCTTTTTTCGCCTTCTTCGGTTGCCAATTCTGCGGCGAGGTTGCTCATCTTATAGACAGCCTGCACAGATCGGTCTAACAGTTTTACTGCGCTGCCGTGAGCGATTTCCGCATCTCTGATTGCACGATTGATGCGAATATACTCCGGTACACCCCACAGCTGATAAACGCTGTTTGTGGTGTTCTCTGGTAGAATGCCGTTTTGAAATACGAGGCAACGGCTGTCATGCACACGGAAAGTTCCATACTTACTGAAGATGTCATAGTATTCGGGCATACCCAAACGGCTTGCTCTGGTTCTGAACGGATCATCAGGAGTGTAGCTGAACATACTTGACGTATCTTCTTGGATAACGGATCGGTCATAAACTCTGAGGTCGTCGATAGATCGGATATTTTTCCAATCAAGCGGTTCGTCAAGACCACGACCATCATTTATCAGCATTACAACGATGCTACCGCCAAATAGACGAGCCCATTTAAGCGCAGTCATTGCGGTTTCTTCCCAATCGAGTTCATCGAGCGCGCTCGTATAGAAGTCCTCGATTTTTTGGTCGTTGATGCCCAACTGAAATCCGTGTTTGATAGCTTCTTCAGCAGGTGCGTCGATGATCTTGGCGAAAAGACCGTTGCCTTCATAATAGGCAGCGAGATAGTCATCAGGGACTGCCGGTTCTTGCTTAAATTCATACCGTTCCGATGTGTCTCTTGTGGTGCCATACTGATTCATGGCATTCACGTATCCGTCTGTTCGCAGCGGACGGACAGCCTTGCCGGTCTGCTTCTCCAAAATTCTTTCGAGCCGCTGAATATCTTTGAGTGTACTCACAGCATCACCTCCTATCATCGTTATAGTAAGCTGTTCAAGCTGAACGAAGGCTTCAACTCCAGCTCCAGATACGCATTCGCGGATGCGTCTACCATATCTTTGAGTTTGCCTACGGGGAAGTTTTCAAGCTGCCGGAAGTATTCGTCATTCCATGCGGCCACTTTGACATCTACGTTTCCTGCGAGCCATTGTGAGGAGAATGGCTCTGCACGAGTTACCTTATCGCCACTTTCAAGAGCAACAGATACAGTATAGCCGCCAAGCATACGAACGAAACTTTGCGCTTGGTCTTTGCCAGCTTGACCGGGATCCTGCGGCAAGCGAATCGTGACATTACCATATAAGGCATTGTCACTCGCTGCCGTATTTGCGATCAGCTGTCGCACATCAGCGCCGTTTTCACGGACGTTAATCACGTCTGCCACGAAGACTCTGCCATTGCTGCGCTTGCCGAGTAAAACACCGGCTGTGTAAGCGCTGCCGTCCTTGCGGCTATTCTTCCGCAGAGCCTGTGGCATTCCGTCTTCCTCATCTGCTTCACCGGGTGCGGTTGCTGCCAAGTCCCAAGCCCTAACCCACTTAACGATGTCTGTGGGTACTGATCGGAACATCTGCCCGATTTTGGAGCGCTTAAAGTAATGTCCAGCAGAACGCCTGATCTTCCAGTTACCATTGAGCAGCTGCTCTTGGTCGAACTCAGACATCGCTCTCAACGCGCCCATGTAGCCCGGATCGTGTGTCATCATCGCTTGGTTGTCGGTCAGCTTCGCACTGATAAAAGCTACTGATTTTACGTCTTCCATTTCTTCGGGAGAGCGTAAACTGAACTCCTCGTAAAGCTGTTGTGGGCTATCAGCCCAATGAATGATATTGTTCCTACGCACAAAGTAGCGTAGCTTGCCGCATTTGCTTTCGTCGGCATAGCCGGTCTCTGGATCAATCCACCAGTCGATGAACTTCGCCACCCAGCTTTCGCCGTCAGGATTGCACGTTGCCCGAATATACGGTCTAACACCGCAGGTTGATCTGTTTCGAGAGAACATATAGAAGAATTGGCTCTCCGTGAAGTGAACCAACTCATCAAACATCAGCAAGGGTATCTGCGAGCCTTGCCAATTATATTTTTCTTTCTCGTAGAACATATGGGCGAACGTGACCTTCGCGCCAGACTTAAACCGCCATTGCACATCCGGTGTCAAAACACTTGTTGCACCGAGATATGGGTAAATCTCTTGGCTCGTAGCGAACAAGCCACCGGCGCTCATAATTTGCGGTCTGGATTGTCTGAAGATTACAGCTTCAAAGCGGCTGTTGTCGATGTGCCGCAAGGCTTCAAGGAGCAATGCAAACGTTTTACCGCCACCAGCTGCTCCGCCGTAAATGCAGATGTCAGCGGGGGAGCGTAAGAACAGCTCCTGCTTGCCCTTTTGTGGACGAATGATTATCGGCTTGTCAGCCGCATTAGTTTTTCTTGCCACTGTCTTCACCTGCTTCAGAATCTTTCTCAGGCAGGTATATCTGAACTTGTGGCTGAACGGACACAGGCGTTCCTGTAATCTTAGCCTCCACCGATTTACGGTCGTTGAAGAAGTCTCCGCCATAAACTTTGAGCGCGTAAATGATCGCGGTCGTATCGCCACTTGAAACGCGCTCCATCAGCTTGCTCTGACACATTGCTACAACGGATAGTCTTCCAGACCGAATTGCTTTTTCCAAAGCGGGATGCTCTTTTTGCAGATATTGCAGCGTTCGCTTTGAGATGTCGAACGCACTCGCAATTTCTGCGATGGACTTTCCCTGCATAGACAGGGACTGAATTATCGCAAGATTGTTTTCAGCCTCACCAGATTCTACCCACTGTTCAAACAAGTCCTTCCTTTTTCTTGCATCAGCCATACCTCTCCGATACCTTTTCGATGAGAATCTCCATCAGACCTCTATGCTTGTTATGCTTGAAGCCGCCGGGGTACTCGATATTCAGTTCTTTTTCGAGGTACTCCTCGTAAACCTCGGTGCCGAGCTGCTTTGGATGCGTGCAAGCACAGTAGATATAGCCAGCATTGCAAGCAAGCACCTTGACATCATCGAAATACTGTTCGAGCAGCTCCACATAGCTTTCTCTTGTGTGGAATTTCTGCTTAAACACGATGCCGTTTGTCACGCCGAGGGTGTAGTTCTTATCATCGAGATACCACAAACAGTCGCCAGCACCGGCAGACAGCTTCGTCTTATCGTAAGCCTTTTCGACATAGGCGAGGTTTCGTGTGCAAGTCACAAGCACACCCTCTGCCTTCAGTACGGCATTGCAAGCCGTCAGAACGGCTCGCTCGAAGTCATCATCGACAACCGAATTGATAACGGCTTCCAGAACACAGAAGTCAAACAGACCGTGCTCTCTGACTTCACGCTCCGCCCTGAGAATGTTGGCGATGATGCCCTTCATATCGAGGTTGTTCGCGCCCTTCACCATGAGCGACGGCTCGTAGGCGTGGATATTGTAGCCCTTAGACTTCAGCAGCTTCACATAAGCCATTCGCCCAGCGCCGATGTCGATAATGCTGTTCGACTTCTGGAGCATGGGAATGAGATACTTCTCATACAGAATAGAGGAATTCGCTTGCCGACCATCGGTACTCAGACGCTTCGGCTGCGCCAGAAACTGATGGTATGTCTTAACACCGAGATGATCGAAGTCGTATTTGCCGTATTCAACTCCCATACATTCAAGGAATTCAGCAACGTCTTCATTCGGGATCGCGTAGCAGAGAACGCCGTACCCCATTTTCTTAGCGCAATATGCGTACTCAGCATTAAGAATGATGTTGCCATCGCCGTCGGTCACAACGCTGCCCCACTCGCCGTAACGGGAGAGCAGCTTGGTGATTTCCGAGCAAACGATGACATTCTGCGGCTCACTTTCGATCTTGATTTTGTCGGAAGGACAATAGTGATAGCCGCCGATCTTGTAATCTTCGAGCCGAACAGTGGTTTTGCTCGTTTCGATTGAGTTGTGCATGAGGTTAAACAGGATTTCATCCTGCAAATTCGGGCTGCTGATACGAACGCAAGGAAGATGCGTCAGACCAATTGCGGTCGCAGCCTTCTTTCGCTGGTGTCCTGCGGTAATGACATTATTGGATGCGTTAACGATGAGGGGTTTCACCATGCCAAAACGCCGGATGCTGTATTGCAGCTTCTCCAGTGCTTCCGGGGTAATGGAACGCGGGTTGTATTCAGAACCTGTGACCTCATCAATCGGGACATTTTCTACGAAATCAATCACGGTTCTCAACTCCCTTCAGCAGATAGCTTGCAAAGCTGCCCTCCAGAATAGCGCCGGAGTCCATGTATTCCTCATACTTCTCATTGAGCCTATCCAGCTCCACTTGCGAAATAAAGAAGGAAACATCGCCAAATCGGAATTGGCAGAACTGTCGCACCGGCTTAGAGTCCTTTTTCTTCTCATCAACTGACGTTGCTGCGATTTCAGGCTCCTCAATCATCACGCCTTCCGGCGTAGCTTCGGCTGTAAATGCGGGAGCAGGCGCATCCTCATTCGCCGCAGGAGCAGGAATGCTTGCGACTGCCGCAGCGGATGATGCCAGCTCATCGTTCACCGCGCCTTCCTCGTTGTCGATCTCATCTTCGCCACCCACAATTTCACTGACAGTTTTCACAGTCGGCTTCTTGGGGGCTTTCGGTCTGTCGTTGACACCCATAAAGTTGAACGAGGGAATCTTGATCTCAGCTTGCTCCGGCTCAATATCAAAAACCTCAGCGCTCAGTTCAAAGCGATCAAGGAGCAGCTGGTTCTCGTCAAGAGTCAGATCAACAAGCGAAAGTTCCTGCTTCAGCTTTTCAAAGTCCCAATCGCTATACTCACTCGTCTTGTTATCGACAAGGCGGAACAGATTGATCTGGTCCTCAGTAAGCTCATCAGCGATGATGCAAGGAACAGACGGAATGCCCATCTCGCGGCAAGCGCGGACTCTGGTGTGACCGCAGACGATCACATAGTTCACGTCGATCACAACAGGAAACAGAAAGCCAAAACGCTCGATGCTGTACTTGACCTTCTCAACCGCGAGATCGTTGTTACGCGGATTGTTTTCATACTCTTTCAGTCTGCTGACCGATACTTCTCTGATGTTCACGCCTGCTCACCTCCTGTCAGATACATAACAAAGCCGAGATAGGTTTTGTTTTTGTCGATATAGGCATCATACAAAGCCTTCAGCCGGGTGTACTCGTCTTCGGTGATCGGCAATTCATTGTTGCCGAAAATGAGGAACTTGTTTTCCTTATAGAACTTGCGGTCGCGGTTCGGGGTAAAGAATGTGGTTTTGAACTCCGTGCCGATGGCGCTGAGTTCCTGATGCAACTTACCAACATCCCACGTTGAATACTCGTGGCTCTTATTGTCGATGATGCGGGCAAGTTTTGCGTCCTCCTCGGTCAGATCAGTAACGATGCACGGAACTTCGGTGAGACCAAGTAGCCTTGCGGCTTTCAGTCTGGTGTGACCGGCAATAATGACGTTGTTCGCGTCAATTGTGATCGGATTGAGGAAACCGAATTCCTTGATACTCTCAGCAACCTTCGCGACACCGGCATCATTTCGGCGGGCGTTGTCCTCATACTCGATGAGGTCGTCGATTTTCTTGTAGATTATCTCCACAACACTGTCCTCCTTTAGATTTAGTCATAAAAATAGGGAGCTGCTCATGCTGAACGGCTCCCTATCATATCCGTTATTCAGTTGTCTGTGTTATCAGTAAAGTCCCCATTCTGCAAAGGCTTCAAAACCGCCGAGCGCGTGAATGAATGCGC